ATGTGGAGAACGGGAAAGAAAAAAAAACTGATTATTATTTGTTTGGTTTTAATATCTTTCGTTCTTTTGGCTGAATGTACAGGAAGCAAAATCAATGAACCTGAAAACGTATTAAATTCATTGTCTCCTTCACAAACTGAAGTAATTTCTGATGCAAATATTTCGGATACCACAACTCCCATTTTTACTTCTACTCTCCAAACAACAACTCCGTCTTTAAAAATCGATTCTAAATATGTGACAAATTTTGGATTCTTTACAGTCACACAAGTCCCGGTAAATATTTCGACTACTACAATTCATGATTCTGAATATTTATATAAAAATATACTTGTCAAAATTGATTTAATAGACTCTGATGCAATGGCTTATCTTAATTTGGATGATTTGAATGATAACAGTGGAAGTAATAGTGATATTCATGTTGAACGGACTATTGGGAATCCTGAAATCAATTATTCTTTAGGCCCTAGTAATAATGCATATTTCTATTATTTAGGGACTAGTTCAGGTGATTATGATTTGTGCAAAAGAAGTTTTATAAATTTGAATTTAGATCGATTACATTACATAATGCAAAATGAATTATTCATTGATGGTGGAGAATACTGTATTCTTACAAATGAAGGACGGATCGGAATAGTAAATTATATTTTGGGTTCAAAAAAGGCAGTTGGATCTGAACATGAAGAAGTATTATCTTTGAATGTTACTGTTTATAACGAAGTAGTCAAGTAATAATGATTTTTTTTCGAAATCAAAATGATATTTTTCAAGCAATATATCATTACTTGAAAAATTATAACGAATTAAACTGAGATGTTCATCGATGACACGAAAGCCAACTTGTGCGGTTTCAATCGTATCAGCCGGACCAACACTGACACAACCGGCTACTTCCTGGATGATGCCATTGGCAGCGTGCGTCAGGTGGCGGGGATTGCCGCCTCCAGTGACGCAGCGGATTCTGACCCCGAATTGACGATCCTCCTGGCACAGAGCTATTCTCCGTATGGCGAGACCATTGACAGCGTTGGGACATTCGATACTTCATTTGGCTTTACAGGAGAGATGACTGATAGTACCGGGTTGATCAATCTGCGGGCCAGATGGTATGCGCCTGGTCAGGGTCGGTTCATCACAAAAGATTCATGGAGCGGAGATTATAAAAATCCAATCACGCTGGTAAAGTGGGTGTACGCGAATGCAAATCCGGTAATGAATGTGGATCCAACAGAAAAAAAAGCATGTAATGAGTATGATGTTAATGGAAATTGTATTGTTGATGAAGATTGGCAAAGTAATAGACTTGGTAAAGGGCCAATAGAAACAACAGCAGCTGCTTTAGGATTAAGTCAATTAACATGTGACTTCCCTAATGCATTGATCAAAATTTATCATACAGTTCCGGAAACGAGTTTATACAACACAATTTCAATTAAAGGATTATTGTTCTTATATGATGCTGAAAGTATCCCAACAAGAAAAAGGAAAAACGAACCATTATATTCTAATGAGGGAAAAGGTGACGATTGGGATATAGGCAATTGCACGGTCGGTCATGGTTTTTGTATTGATCCTGGAATGACATGCAACCAATTGATTGAAAATAAGGAATTAAGGTACGATGAAACTTCAGATACTTATTCTTTTTTTGATCAAGGTAATATGCAAAAATGGACACTACACGATATTGGAAAAAGAATTTATGCATTAACGAATGAAGATGCAGAACAACTTACAATAAGTTTTTTGCGTTATCAAGGGACATTAATTCGATCTGGAAATGGAGGGAATCCATTAAAGGTTCCCCTAACTCAATATCAATGGGATGCTCTCCAAAGTTTTGTATATAACCAAGGAGATATTCAGCAAATAGTATCAAATTATTTAAATCTAAATAATATCTATGAAGCAGGTGAGTTTATCAGATTTTTCGGAGATCAAAAATATAGAAGAAAGCAAGAAGCAGATCTATTTGAGAACGAAGATTATATCTATTATTAATGGAATATATAATAAAATTAATCTTCTAATTTTGAAAAGGCATATTATCACGAAATATTACTATTCGTAATGTAAAAAATCGTTTTCCCCTAAAAGGGAAATTTAATTCTCTTGACAAAAAAGGAGTGAAAAATGTCGAAAGCAATAAAAGAAAGTAAATGCTGTATATTTCTTTTAGGTTCGATATTATTATCTTTTATTCTTCTGGATGGATGTTCAAGAAACCAGATTAGTATTTCTCAAACAGAACCAAGTCAATTATCCCCTTCACCAACTGAAATAGCATCTACCTATACACCTACCAGCATAAATACACCTGTTACTCAGACAGTAACACCAGCGTGGAAAATGGATACAAAATATGTAACTGGTTTTGGGCAATTCCTATTTACTCAAGGACCGGTTATATTCTCAACAAGTTCACCTCAAGATTCTGTATATTTATATAAAGACGTGATCGTTACTTTTGATCTAGTGGATCGTTTTAATGCGATTGCTTATCTTAATCTAGATGATTTGAATGATAACAGTGGAAGTAATAGTGATATTCGAATAGAGCGAACTAGGGGAAATCCTGAGATTACTTATGAAATAGACCCAAGTAATGATTCGTATTTTTATTATGCAGGAGATAATTTGGTTGATTATGAATCCTGCAAAGAAAGTATTTTAAATTTAGATATAGATCGTGTACATTATACTTTGCAAGCCTATTCATTTATTGAAGGTGGAAAATATTGCATCTTAACTAATGAAGGTAGAATCGGAATTGTGAATTATATTATTGGTTCAAAAAAAGCAATTGGAACTGATCACGAAGAAGAATTATCAGTAGATATCTCGGTTTTTAATGAAATAATAAATTGATAAGTGATTATTCAGGTTCACTTAATTACTAATGATAAAGATTATTGAAAACGAAACAATTAATTGTGATAACTAATGTAAAGCATTTTATTGAAGCCAGGTGTTGAGTATCGGCGCGAATACCTATTTCTACATATACAACCGAATTAGCCAGACAAGTACCGACACAACCGGCTGCGAAGCATCCTCGGAGTGTACCGAAGCGGAATATTTCCTGGACGATGCAATCGGCAGTGTGCGCCAGGTGGCTGGTATAGCCGCATCCAGCGATGCAGAGGATTCCGACCCCGAATTGACGATCCTTCTGGCAATGAGCTATTCACCGTACGGTGAGGTGATCGACAGCATCGGAACATTCGATACTACATTTGGTTTCCCCTCTATAAAATCGGGGTCAGACCGGCGAAATGACGGATGAGGATGTAATTAGGCAGCAGGACGAATTTGTGGAAATGTTGAGTGGAAAAGAATGTAAAAAGCCAGGTTATCTACCTGGCCTTTTATGATATCTGTTATTCGAACGCTACTTCGTAGAGCTTTTTTATGCGTATGATCTGGCGCCCCCGGGCCGGTTCCACCTTTACGCATAAAATATTTTTTATCGAGTTCTTCATCATCAGGACCGTTATTATCTTTCCCAGAAGCCAATTTATCTGGTGGCCCATAGAATTGAATCAGACCGCGGACCCAGTAGCTGTCTTTTTCTGCGCTAATATGGGAAATAAGATTTCTCAGCATTTCTTTCATCTCGCGTGGGTCTTTCTTCATCATTTCACGTTTGATCAAGTTGGCATTTGCTCTGGCTTCTTCGGCTGAAAGGCTGCCAACTTCAAATAGCTCTTCGTCAAGGATCTGGAATAGATTATTTTCCAGGTCCTTTTTTGTTTTCTCGAGATCCTCAAGGGTAGTTACCAAGGATATGGCTGATGTCCCGGAAGTTTTGATTACTTCGGTTACATTTCCAATTTGCTTATTGATAATTCCAATCTGATGATTGAGATCTCTCTTGCGAATATTCAGCTCTGATGCTTGAGACGCTCGATCTTCCAATACTTCCATTTGTCTTTGATATACCATTTCTGGATTGAGTATGTAATTTTGGACCTGATTTAGAACACTTCTTTCCAGCGCCTCTTTAGGGATTTGTAATGCATCGCAATCCAGGCGACGATCGGATCGGCTGCATTTGTAGTATTGATATTTGTAACCTTCAGTTGCGGTTACATCTTTCCCATACATCGGAGCGCCACAACGGGCGCAATAAACTATACCTGTCAGCAGGTAATCACTATTGAGGCGACGCGGATGGCGTTTATTATCTTGACCTCCCATAGGATTATTGTGCTTGCGGTCAAAACTTCGAACTGTGTTCCAGGTATCTTCATCAATCATCGCATCAACATATCCAGGGACGGTTTTCTCTCCAAAATGAAGTATCCCGCGATAAATATCATTTTGAAAAAAATCAACGTAAGAATTTATGGACCCATAAAGGTGAGTCGCCTGGTGAATTTCTTTGTAGGTTTTACCTTCCGCCCTCATCTGCCAGGCCAATTTGCAGATATCCCATTTATCGGGATCCGGGACCCACTTGGATACTTTGCGCTGAGTGTGGTCACGGTGATTTGAGATCACAAATTCATCGCGTTTGAAACCTGGCGGGGGATTGCCTCCGATCGCGCCGTAATCCTCAAAATTAAGATGCAGCGCACGTTTGACATCTTCAATCATGTCGAGAGAGTAGCGCGCATTTTTCCAGTCAATCAAAGCCTCATGGACAATGCCATCGACACCCTCAGGAACAGGGTCCTGGATGGCCGCAACTATAAAACCCCGACGCCGAAGGTCGTATTTGAAGTATCCGGCATCATTGTTATCGCGGGCGAACCGCGAGAATGACCAAAGAAGAACGCCATCTTCCTCAACCATTGGCTGGCGGAAGTGATTGATCATGCGCATAAAGTTGCCGCGGCCAACCGTATCCCGACCGGTACGCGCCGCATCGATGTAAAACGCGGTGATCGTCACCTGGTGCTCGAGCGCCCATGTTTTCAGAACGGCCTGTTGCTGTGGGACAGATTGCTCCTGATGAGGCCCACCAGAATCACGCAGATAGACAACTACCTTTGACCCTGGGCGAAAAACGGTTAAATCATTCATTAGCTATCCAGGGGAAATTATTCTGAAGCATTATTCACCAATTTTATAAATTTATCTGCGAATTCTGAATAATGGGAAATAGAGGGATTGCCTGGAAAAGAATCGTTCAACTTTTTGAGACTGGTTCTATATTTTTCCCAAGCAGATATTTTCCCTTTTGCAGTTTTTAATTCGGCAGCTTTAGTTTGTGTATCTATGAATATTCGATTGCAACAATCTTTAATTTCATCATCAAGACCATTGTTTATGATAGACAATGATTCTGATGGTTTCTTATCGGTAATAACAATTCCCATGTTTTCATATTCAATCAATTTTGATAGAGATGATTTAGCATCATCTATCCTGCCTAAAAAAGTATCTGCATTTTTTGTCGATTGAATAATATTGATTGAATCTGTGAGAATTCTGCACCGGTTGCTTATATCTAAATTGACAAATGATGCACATTTCTCGCATAAACCATATTTATTCACTGATAAGAAAAGGCCGTGATTTCCGCAGAACCTACATTTAGCCATTTATCTCACCTGTATCAGGGGCATCACGAAGGTCACGAACGAGTTGTTTCAATTCAAGGAGACGGTTAGCAATATCATTGCGTTTGTTGTGACTCGTCAACCAGGTTAGCAAACCAATGAGTATCAAAAAGACCCATAGCGGCCAAAGCCCAACCAGAAAAAGAAACCCTAACAGACCAATACCAAAGGCAACCTGCGAGGAAATATAGGTACGATTTATTTTTTTATATTCTTCCTCGAGATCTTCTTTTTCATCAAGCAATTCATTCATTTTTGATGACATATCTTCCTCCCTAATATCAATTAGTGTCCAAAAGTGTTTCTCGTTTGATTAATATATGTAACTTTGAATCAAGTTTTCTCTATTGCAATAATAGAACGCTTGTACTAAAATATTTGAATACGGGGTACCTTCATGATAAAAGCTTACTTATTGCTCTCCGACGAATCATCTGTCAATATCAGTTTTATGCCATACTCCTGGAATATTTCCCGAACAATTTCAAAAGATCGTTCCGGGTCACCAGCGGCATCCAATTCATTTGCTTTCTCTATTGATTTTGCCAACGCGGAACGTAGTGGCTCTGGCAACGAGGATAATTTATCATCCGATTTGGAAGGATCAGGATAACCGAGTACGGAATAGACTTGCGGTCCTAACTTACTTACAAATTTTTCAATAACAGCAGGTTCTCTAGGAATTCTGCCGTCCTTTTTCATGTAATAAGACATTTGGCCTTGAGTAAAGCCAAAAAAATCTGCAAATTCGCTTATCGTTTTTCTTGAATTTCCGCGAAATTCGTAGAAGGCCTTATTTATAAACTCGTACCAATCATCTGAAGTTTCTCTTTTTGATTTTCCCATACTAGACCAATTATAGCGATTATCCACGAATATCTATATAAACACTTGATTTTTCATCCGCCTTGATGTAAAATATCCGCATAAGGATTAATAATACGTACTGACATGGAGGAATATGGGCGAACAAAAAACGATCCAGAAAAATTGGACATTCAAACCTGCGACCATACAGGAGCTTGAAGCCATTTGTGCCAGTGAGATGCGCAGCCAACAGAACATGGTCGAGGTGCTAATCCATCGTTACTGGCAAGAATCGATCTCGCTGAAGGAAGAATCAAGGGCTTCGGTTACGAACTAATGAGTTTGTTTTCATAGTTGAAATATTAGCCCGGAAACACTGAAATTTCATTCGGGCATGATTCCGGAGCAATTCGGGATCGATTTGGGAGGTAATCGGGAATGAAACAAAGAGAATGGCCAAATAACGCAAAGGAAGCACGAGACAAAAGCGCTGAGCGCGCGATGAGGGCGTATGAAGATCTGAAGCCCTTGATCGACAATCCTCACGCGGAGGATATCGAGGTGGTGCAACGCGCAGCCAAAGCCAGCACGCAAGTACTGGAGATCGCTCGTTTGATGGTGAGCATGGGATCCAAGGCTGTTGATCCACTCAAGAGCGATGCCGGACTGGAGTTGTCTTATGCCTGATTATTTTGCCTATCTCTTTGTTTTAGCAGTCATTTTTATGCTGTGCGTGATCATCAGCGACCGCGATATGACGGTCAAGCCGTAACCTGGTACTCAAAAAAAGAGAGGTAACCGAATGAACGACCCTGAAATCTCTGTTCAACCAATCATTGTTGGCGTGGTAAAGATCCCGCGATCCGGGAGAGAAATTGACACGATCTCTACGCAAGTCCTCCGGCAGCTTCCTGATCTGGAACCCGATTACTCAATTGCGATCGATTATTCCTCTTACGAAGAGCTAAAACTTGGCAGAAAGAGAATACTGACCTATGGAAACAGGCTTTACGGCACAGGTTCAATTGCGACCAGCAGTATCGAAAACCGCTTGTTTGTATGGATCAAGAACGGATCGCGGAAAGTTGCTTCTGAGATCAGCAGACTGGAGAATGACCATGCAGACTAATACGGCCTCTTTATCCACATCGCTTGAACTCAACTTCCAGACCTGGCTGGCTGATAACGGCAAGAACGGCCAGGGTCACAGCCAGAAATCGATCAATTCTTATGTATCAGACATTCGCCTGTTCCGGGATTGGTACAAGGACCACACTGAAGACGCTTTTGATCCTTCCGCAATTATCTCTTCCGATTTTCGGGATTATTTCCAGTATTCGATCAAAATCAAAAAAGTATCTGCCAGCACCTGGAACCGCAGACGCGCATCCCTGGCCCAGTTCTGCATGTTCTGCCTGAGCACTGGATTGATGCGTGTGGATCCATTCAAAGGCGTCCCCTCGATGGCGCAAGCGGATCAGGCTCCCAAGAGTCTGACAGCAACTGATTTCCGCCGTTACATGCGTCGGGTAGAGCAGGCGGTCAATCAGGCAGAGACTGAGTTCAAGCGGTTTACGGCCATCCGCAACCGGGCCATGATCGCTTTGATGGTTTACGGTGGATTGCGGGTGGGTGAAGTTTGTGAACTTGAACCCAGTGACCTGCTACTGTCAGATCGTAAAGGTGTCGTTTTGATCCGGGACGGCAAGGGCAACAAATCCGGGCGGGCATTTATCGGAGCTGAAGCACGGCTCGCTGTGAATGAATGGCTGGTAATCCGCCCGAAAGAAGAGGAACTTTTATTTGGGGGAATTACCGAACGCCAGGTGGAGCGCATTGTTTCGGATATCGCAATTGAGGCGGGCTTTTCTCCCATTGAAATGATGCAGGCTGGCAAGTTGATCAAGAAACAAATGGTCACGCCGCACAGCCTGAGGCACACATTTATCTATCACGTGCTGCATGAGACAAAAGATATCGAGCGCGCCCGGCAGTTGGCTAGGCACGCAAGGATCGATCAAACGGCAGATTATGCCAGATCACACGATGAGGACCTGGAAGAGTCTGTGGAGAATCTCTATCGAATTTAGCCAATATCGCTCTCCAGTGGCTGCAGGATCTCTTCCCCTGACTTCCTGCAGCTGGAGAGATTTTCTTTACACGATTAATTATTTCCTTCGTCGCTGACTATGTAAGTAAGGCGACAAGCCCACAACAAACAGACTAAAGAAAGGAGACCTATGGAAGCGAGAACAAAACCGCGAACCGTGCAATTGATGGTCATTTGTGACCCGGAAGATGTTGACTGGGTATCGAGGCAACTGCGTGGATTTTTTCACGCGAACAAGTACGACGTGATCGATTGCACAACTGATTACCCGGCCAAAGATAACCCAAAACGCCGGAAGTTTCATGTGACTGCAATACCAGCCAAAAGGAGCAGCGATGGACGAAGAGTATGCGACTCTAGTAGCAAAACAGATTGAAAAGAATGTTCTGCCTGCAATTCAAGAATTAGAGAACAGGGCAGAAGAAACCAAAGCCAAGGAACCTCAGGACAAACATCTGACAGATTATGAGCGTGAAATGATGCGAATATTCGGTACTTTGTACCCAAATCGTCACCAGCGCCGCGCTTATGCAGCCAGGGCACGCAAAGAAATTGGAGCAACGAAATGACAATCGACCAAATGATTTTGAATGGCCAAAAGCGAATAGCGAGAGGATTGGTACCAGATCATCCATCCACGGATGATCTTCGGAATGCCTGGAATATTTTTCTTGAAAACGCACGCAGTTCTGTTCCGGGTGAGGTGCGCCAATATTTGATGTTTCCAGAGGGATTCGATTTTGGTACAGCTGGAATGCCTCCAATGTACCTGAGTGAATTTAACGATTTCAGGATCCATTATGTTGGCCTGTCAGAGATCAAGGTTGTCTTCCCGGTATCAGGAGCAAAGGTCCAATACCTGGTCAGCAACTTCGAAGGGCGTAACACAAAACCAAACTGGAATAATGCTCAGAGCTTCTACGATGTCGAGCTCGCACTCGGCGAAGCTAAAAACCAATGTGAGATTTGGCGAACAGGAAATCGCAACAGAAATTAGCCTGGAGATTGGTATGCCAACAAAGCACACATCATCCGTTCAATGTGATTTTCAAACAGCAGTGATACCTTGCCCGCCCGAACATCTCGAGGCGTGGCACAAAGCCATCAAAATCTATTGGGAGTTGGCATACAAGATTATCCAAGAAAATCAGCAGGTCGTTTCCGCAGAGGCTGAGAATGAAAAGCAGTAGTAATAAAAGTCACGAAGTTCCCAAATTCACCGCTTTTTGGTGGCGCGGGCTGGCTTGCGTGAAAAGTTCTTGGCTGGCTGTGGTTGGGGCATGGGAAATAATGTCGCATAACAACGGATTATGCGACATTTACCAGGCGATTTGCGGCTGTTTTGGGCTGATTTACTGGCTGTAACGAGTGAAATTTATGTCGCATAACGTGGAGGCTTACCAATGACGGTGCAAAACTTAGATGACCTGGTGGATCAGGTCAAGGTACAGAACCGAATTGACCAGGTGATCGCAGAGACGCCGGGGTTTTCGGTGACGGGGCACAGCCGGTATCTGTCAACAATGGGACCGGATGGACACAAGATCGTGATCGATACGCACAATGGGGCGTACCACTGGCACAGCCGCGGTGAACACGGCGACGTGATCCGCTGGGTGGAGATGCGCAACAACTGGGATTTCAAGAGCGCACTGGAATATCTGTGCAAGCGTGCTGGCCTGCCAGAACCACAGTGGGGGCAGGGCAGTCCATCACAGCGGCTGGCTGCCAGGGCGCGGCAAGATGTGTATGAGGTGGCCGTTGGTATCTTCCAGGCGGCACTGTGGGAGGACCCGATAGCTCTGGCGTATCCGCGGCAACGTGGCTGGAGTGATGAGACGATCCAGCGGGCGCGCCTGGGTTATACAGGCAACCCGACGACGGCTTCGATGATCCGGCAACGGTTGAGTGATGCGATCGTTTCCAGCGGCGGAGACCCCCTCGCCCCCTCTGCCGTTTCGCTTTTGGGGTATAAGGGCGACGTCAAACAGTACGCCATAGACAAAAACATAGAGTTCGTGCAGGACTGGCTGGATGACGGAAAAATCCCTGGGGTTATTGGCAGAAATATGCTGGTGTACCCTCATTTTTTCGGCGCTCACTGCTGCTACTTCAGCCTGCGCGCGGTTGGCCAGAAGGCCCACTACAACTTGCCGGTTGAGCTGGCGGGCGCAAGGCAGGGATATCCGAACTATGAATGGTCGCCGCGTGAAACGACCTGTGTGGTCGTTGAAGGGCAGGCGGACGCGATCACCCTGGCACAATGGGGGATCCCGGCATACGCGCTGTGCGGTACTGCTGCTGATGAGCACCTTGCCCGGTTCCTGGGCGCCGGTGATGAACAGCGGGATATCACGATCTATGTAGGTGTGGATGATGATGCTGCCGGAAAGAAGGCCGCTAAGAAGGTGCTTGAACTCTTCGGACCCATGGCCAGGGCAATTTCGTGGAACGGCGTGAACGGGATCACCTCGTTCATTGATCAAACCAAAGAGGGCCAGCCTGAAGCCGAAGTCAAAGACGCCAACGATCTGCTGCGAGGAATGCTCAAATGACTCACATGAGAATCGATGGCCCTGATCAAATGCTGGCAGTCAACCGGGCACTGGCCGAGGCTCCTACTTATGCTGAAGTTCTGGCCGTAGAGGTAAGAAGCCTCCAGGGAGCTGACCAGGATCGGGAAATGAAACATGCCGTCCAGGTGATCAGCAAGATGGACGATATCGCGTTCGGATCCTACGTCGGGAAATTGTCCGCGGCAATGGGAATACAGGTCTCTCAGCTGAAGCGGATGGTGAAGGCAGCCAACTCGAAGAAGGATGACGACGGCGATAATTACGAGCCCACCCTTGGAGGATGGATAAAAGGCTGGTTGGTGGAATACATGTACGACCCCGATGACAACACCGCCCAACTCGCGTGGCGGGACCCGACCGGGAAGATCGATACGGGCAGAACGGTCACGATCGATAACAAGAAATACGGTCCCATGGATCCGAACGCGACCATCTCAAGCGGAGCTATCCTGTTTCCTTCCGCCCTGGGCAAGCCGCACACCACCTCAGAGCTGACAAAGATGATCGAGCGGTTTATTAGCAGGGTTTATCTATTGGCCAACCCACTGTTTGCCAAGATTATGAGCTACTACGTGCTGCTGACCTGGATGTATGACAGTTTCCCTGCAATCCCTTATTTGCGCGTAACCGGGGAGCCTGGCAGCGGTAAATCTGAGCTGATGCTGCGGATCTCGCTGATGTGCTACCGGCGATATGTGGCAGGCGGCGCCAGTTCGGCGGCATCCATGTTCCGGATGGTGGACAAGTACAAGGGAACCGTCTTCATGGATGAGATGGATTTGCAAAAATCGGACGCAAGCGCTGATATCGTGAAGTTTTTGGTCCAGGGCGCCATGAAAGACGGCGCGCCGATCATCCGATGCGAGGAAGTGACCGTGGATGGCAACAAAGAGATCCAAGAGGTTATCTTCCCGGTCTACTGTCCCAAACTATTGGCCATGCAAGGCGAATTCTTTGACAAGGCTGTGGCCAGCCGGTGCATCACCTTCCCGATCCAACCTCGCGAAACTTTTGAGCTGGTCAACAACCATGTGCCTCTGAGCATCGATCAAAGTATGCGGGATGAGGCCAAGATCATGCGCAATCTGCTGCTGAGGTACCGCCTGGAGAACTGGAAGCCAAATAGAGAGATAAATCCGGCTTATTACAACCTGAATATCTCTGCACGTTTAAATCAGGTGACTGTGGCCATCCAGATGCTGGCAGAAGACGATCCCGGGCTCCAGCGCGAGATCAATCAGTTCATGGATGAATACTACAGGTTCCTTGTCCAGGACAAAAACATGACGATCGAAGCCCGCATCCTGGAAGCCATGTGGCAGATCTACTTGAATCCAGGTCTAAGAGCTCAGTTCGTTGAAATCGAATCTGACAACAGGGAAAAGATCAAAGTCGGGCACATCGCGAAGCGGGCGAACGAGATCATCCGGAAGATGAACATGGAAGATGACGAGCCGGAGGATGCTGCTCCTGGGAAGATCTCATTGCGGAACGACAAGAATGGGATTAGCCCGCAAAAAGTTGGCCACCGGCTGCGGGATAAGCTGCAAATGGAGATCTCGCCGCGCTCGAGGGATGGTTACGCGGTGTACTGGGACCAGGCGAAGATGGAAGCCAAGAGCAAGAGCTACGGCGTGATCCCGGATGATCAGATCTTCCCGGAGGCACCGAAGCCGAAACCGGAAGCAAAACAAGGTGAATTACCCGGTGCATGAACTTTGGTGAACTTCGTGAACTTTGAAACCGGATTTATACAGGCAACATTTATTTTTTTCTACTGCTCTTTTACAACCTAAAAAAATAAAAATTTTTCTTGAAACTGGCCTTGAAAGTTCACATGTTCACAGTCAAAAAAAATTTGGTAATTTATTTCTTACAAAACGACCAATAAATTACTAAAAATGATGAATATATGAATATCTATGAATATATATAGGGGTAAACCGGCAGTTTCAATAAGCGGTAACAAAAAGGTAATGAAAAAGCTGTGAACTTCTGTTTCTAAAGTTCACGCAAAGTTCACAGAAATGATGTGAATGTTCACAGAAAGAGGGAATATGACTAGGAAAATGAAAGGGAACGGATTGTTGTGGTGGTTTGGTGATAAGCAGACCGTGCGCCAGGGATTAGAAGAAGCCATCATTCGGTATCGGATGAAATTTGTAGAATCTCCAGCGTTAGCATTGATGAGCCCGGAAGATCTAGTGTTATTGCGAATCGAAGTAAACAAACTTCATCCACAAGACCCATACGGAGAGGTAGTCAGATTATTTGGTGTGCTGGTGGAAGAAGACGGCGGCACCCTGCTAAAGCACGTGTTGGTTGGGATGGCAGCTGATGAGTGAAATGACTCGACCTGTTCTCAGGTACCCAGGTGGTAAATGGAAGATGGCACCGTGGATCATCGAGCATTTTCCACAACACCAGGTGTATGTGGAGGTGTTCGGGGGATCTGCAAGTGTCCTGATGCGGAAATCACCCAGCCGAACAGAAGTTTATAACGATGTTGAATCTAAGATCGTGAACGTCTTCCGGGTATTGCGGGATCCAGAAAAGGCAGAAGAGTTGGGACGTTTACTCGAGCTAACGCCGTTTTCAAGCGAGGAATATGCGAGAAGCTATTTTGAAGAACCTCGAAATGAAATCGATGCTGCCAGACTGATGATCTTTCGATCGTTCGCTGGTGTGGGCTCTGACTCGGTTTATCGGAATAACGGTTTCCGGAGAGGATTCAAAAATAAGAGGTTGGATGCCAACCATGCACTTGCTTCTTATCTGGATTGCTTGCCGGGATTTGTTGATCGAATGAGAGATGTGATCGTTGAGAACCTTGACTGGAAGAAATTGATCGATGTCTATGACACAAAGGAGACTCTTTTTTACATTGACCCGCCTTATCTGGATGAAACCCTGACAAGCAACACCGTGATCTACAGCCATCCATTTTCGCGTGACCAACATATTAAGCTTGCCGGGGTATTGAAAACTATTCAGGGCAATGCGATTGTCAGCGGCTATTGGTCAGATCTTTACGCTGATCTGTATGCCGGATGGGCGGTGGATTCAAAGACGGCAATAGCCGGAAGCGGATCAAAACGGTCAGAGACGATCTGGATCAAAAACGATGAATTGAGATTGTTTTAGGAGGATGAAATGAAAATAAATGAATTGCGAAATGAGATCGTTGACTACTTTAAGAAGAATTTCTATCTTGTACACGAGGAAGATTACCTATTTCTAGCAAATTATGTTCTTCTTTGCTGGACCTTTAAAAGGTTCCAAGAAATTCCTTATGTCGTTCTACTTGGGGATCCGGGATCCGGGAAAACAGTACTCGGGAATCTAATTTTGAATCTTATCCAGAGTAAGCAAAATTACTTTCTCTCTGAGCAGGCAGTTTTCCAGAAGAACACTAAATACCCTCAAGGATGGTTCTTTGATGAGCTTGATTTTCTTTACAGCGAAAGTCGAATAAATCTCAAGATTTTCCTATCCATTGGGAATTGTGCAAATAGTTGGTTTATGCCAGTGTACCCACGGGAAGATGGAAATTTTGAATTAGGAGAAATTGCAAACGCCTATTCTCCAAAGATCTTTGCCAGTAATCACGGAAAATGCAAAACGCTTTGCCAAATTTCAATAATGATCTATATGCCTGTTATTTCTATTCAAGAATTAGCAAAAAAAGAAATTCCCGCATGTATATCTATAAATTCAATTGTAACGAGCGGGGAAATACAAGAACAAATCTCTAAATGGGTAGAAGAATTTCATAAAAACACAACAGTTCTTTCTCCGATATTCACTGAGAAATTCAAAAACTTTGATTCCAATATTCAATTGCTTATGGCAGAAATCACTGCCCTTGAGCATGAGGAAGAGAAAGTGTTGAAAGGTTAGCCATGATCATTGCAGTAGTTAATCAAAAAGGCGGGGTTGGAAAGACAACCACGGCGGTCACTATCGCCCACGGGTTGGCGTGCGACAGCGGGAAGAAGATCTTGCTGATCGATCTGGATACCCAGGGAAATTGCTCTGATGCGTTGGGGGTCCCGAAAAGCGGGTCGTTGATGGAGTGGCTTGTGCTGGAGAAACCAATCGATGAGGTGGCGTACGCGGCCAGGCCGATGCTGGATGTGATCCGATCGGACAAGAGCACTGTGCGGTTGAAGATTGCCCTGGCAGGGATGGATTTCCGCGAAAAGGTATTGGCCAAAGCACTCAAGGGATATGAACGGGAATATGACAATGTGATCCTGGACTGCGCTCCGAGTGTGGACCTGCTGCAAATCGCGGCCCTGATCGCGGCTGACCTGGTGATCATCCCAACGAAACTGGATCAATTTTCTGTGACCGGGGTGGTAGAGACGATCAAGAGCGTGAAAACGATCCAGGAAGAGGCTGATCGGATCGGTATGGGATTGGCCGGGATCATCCCGACGTTTTACGACCGGGTCACGACTGAGAGCCACGAGCAACTTAAGGCGTTGACCGCCGCTTTCGGTGCTTATGTGTGGCCACCTATCCCACAAGATACGAGCTGCCGCGAAGGATCGAGACTGGGAAAAACAATCTGGGAGATCGGGATGCGCGGCAAGGCTGCCGGGGCATATCGGGAAATATTGGACCGGCTGGAGAAGATGCTTTAGTTCGGGCGGTTAGCGAACCGCCCCTACAGGAGGAAAACATGGCAAAGGATAGAACAGGATTTATTGATCCATCTGTGGCAGCACTGTTGGGAGCTGGCGATCGGCGTAATGATGAGCGGTCCATGCCCAAGGCTGAAAAGGCGCGGAAGAAGAAGGCACGGTCGCGCCAGGAAGAACGCAATGGGCGGCGGGCGGTGTATGACCTGGAGCCGGACCTGATTGCCCTGGTGAAGAAGCTGGCGGATGAACAGGGGACTACGGCGAGCATGGTTGCCGGGATCCTGCTGCACTATGGAGTGGATGCGATCGAGAGCGGAGATTTGGATCTGAGAGAGTACAGGCATCTGCTGGCGGCGAATCCCCGGTACGAAGCGGAGTTGGTGTGGGAGGAGAAATAGGAATGGATTACTACCTCTATGAATTAAATCAAGACCAGGTGCGCCGAGATGAGATCCTGAAAAAATATTGCAAAGAGCTTGATCAAACAGAGGGCGAAGATGTACATTCTTTCTCACAGCTTTCAATCAAAGGATTGAATCTGTTGATCTCCGAGAATTTTATTCCGATGGACGAAAGGCAAAACAAAAGCCCTAGCTTCAGAACGATTGCAGATTTCGTGAATAAATATCCACGTTTCAAGGTAAGCGGATATGCGGTGGATTTATCGCGTTCGGATTATCGTATCTCTATCGACAAGATACAGGTACGCGGGCACTATTTGGAAGCGTGGCATGAATTTAGTAAATTGTTTGCCGAAGCGGATGACTTATATGGGGATTCGCGAATTCAGTATGCCTGGTATGACTAATGGCTGTTTTGTGGGTGACTGTGCCTAGGAAAACGGAGGAATTATGTCACTTAATATATTAATTATTGACGGCAAATTGGAAAGAATCAAATTCCGGTATGACCCGGAAAATGATGTCATCCCAGGCGCTCCCAGTGTTACCTGGGCAGATATGCAATTGACTGAGGCTATTTGTCTTTTGCTTGAGATGATTGAGGCTCAACAGAAGTAATTGGATACCATCAAATCAAGGATTGAAAAATTAGAAAAACATAATGTAAGCGGTACCACCAATGATAAATTAGCGGTACCACCTGAAAAATGGAAGGTACCGCTTGATGGTACCGCATAGGTAAAAAGCGATGGTACCACAAGGTAAATCAGGAATTGATTAGAGGCGGTACGTAAATCAACAATGCGTAAATGGTCATGCTAGAAAAGGCAGACCGGAAAAGGGACTGGAATGACAAAGACAATCAAGAGCATCGAGGTGCTGTGCGATGAATGTAAAAGGAATTGCACAACAGTCTCCTCAGAAAATGTTGCGGGCCTCGATACATACCTGGCTTCGCGCGGATGGTTGGTGGGTTTCAACCGATCTGGAGACCTGGAAGATATCTGCCCGCAATGCCTGGAGAAACGAAAAACTCAGTGCGGAAGAGCAACAAAAAAAGGGTATTGGTGGCCAGGTCAGAAATCTCCTGTTTGGGCGTGCGAAGAGCATTTTGCCTGGGCGCAGAAAGTGGCTGAAAACATGGGATTCCATCTGGGGATCGAGACCTCGACTATTGAACATGCCTGTATGGCACAAGTGACCACAAAGGACGATAAAAAATGAGTGAGATGACCATCGAAGAAAAGAAGGTTGTGCGGTCCAGGGCGTTTGAGTCTATGAAGGCGGTTGAACGGCATGACGCTTATGAATCGGCGTTGGCGAAACTGTCTTTTGACGACCGGAATGAGATCGAAAAAATGATCCAGCGGATCATCGAAGCGGTCAAGGCGAGCGGCGGGAGGAAAGAGTTCTCGAGGTATATGGCCATCGAATTGCTCGTACAAATCGGGTTCTATTACATCTTCCCGGAAACAGGAATGATGATTGTGAAAGGGGTGCGGAAATGAAGAATGACGGGAAGATCAAAGAGGCAATTGAGCTGCTGGAGAACGCGCTAGGCGAATGGGCAGATGTGGAACCTGTTTACCAGCCGGATGAGGGAAGCAGACAGATCAAAGAGTCGCTTGATCTGCTGCGGGAATCAGAGGGCGAGGTGAATGAGGACGCGGACTGGATCAATATTGAACTGGATGGACCGGAAGAATATAAGAACATCATTGCCGGGAAAATCCAGAGAACCATCACAGATGAAGAACTTCTTCCGGAGGACGCGCACGATTTCAACATGCATGTTTCCTCTTCTTTAGACCTGGCGGAGCTGGTCGATTATGGCCTCTAAATCAAAAGTGAGACGTTCCGGGATTAGAACCGGGAGTGATGTACGCTCGTTTGGTAATTTCAGGATCAGCGACATGCGGCCAAAATATCCACTTAAAAAAGGCATGATGGTTGTGGTTTCTGGGACTGAGAACAGCGGGGTGATAAAACAATTTGATGCCGATGGCCGGTTGGCTTTGATTGATGGCCGCTGGTTTTATGTGAAGGACCTGATACCTGCCTGAAGGAGGGCTTATGCTCGGAGCTCAGTTATCTACGGATGAGGTCGTCTCTTATAACAAGATCACGTACCGGGGATTGCGGGAAGTGCGGATCATGCGCTATGGGAAACCGGCGAATGATTTCAACTGGGCGCAATACTGGATCGGCGGGATCGTTCCGCCTCAGGCAAGGGAGTTGGCAACCTGGCGTGTGGCAAAAGAGGATGACCTGGATTACTACTTTTTGTATATCTGGTGGAATGCGAGGGAGCTGGTGACGTTCTCCACGGCATTCGGGGCGCCGATGGAGACCGGGGTGCTGTGGTATGTGAAGAAGGGAGACGAGACTCTCCAGGATTCGGCAGAACTCGCAGCGTTTATTTATGAGCGCGATACGAAACAGGCGCCGACCGGTCTCTGGATCGGGAAGGAGCCGGTGTGTAAGCACCCAACGATATCAACAACGAAGGGGAAGTTGACTGTGATCACAGGCGAGATCTGGGTGCCTGAGCGGTATATTGTGGTTGGGAGGCAGGAATGAGCAAAAACAATTTAACCACGAAGACACAAAGGAACGAAGGGGAAACCAAGGAAAGGCCGATTCTCTTTTCTGGGGAGATGATACGGGCGATCATCGAAGGGAGAAAAACTCAAACAAGAAGAGTGATCAAACTTCGTGATTTTAGACCATGCTATAACGTTCCTGGCTCAGATTGGTATTTTCGCTCCAAAAATGGGATCTGGTCTGATGTATCAACTTCACGGCTCATCGAAAGATATTGCCCATACGGAAAGCCAGGGGATAGGCTTTGGGTGAGGGAAACCTGGCAGGCCTTGGTTCCCACTTCTATCCTTCCGATACCTAATAAGTTTATGAAAACTCAACCAATGGTCAGTGTGATGGCATATAAAGCCACTGAAAGGCTACGATTTGAGCGGTCAGGCGGCGAATTATTTGAAGGCCCGTGGCGACCATCTATTTTCATGCCACGATGGGCGAGCCGGATTCTGCTGGAAAAAACGGATACAAGAGTTGAGCGGCTGACTGATATCAGCAAAGAAGATGCAAAAAAAAAAGGCGCCATTCCAAACACAAAATATCAAAGTAACTTTGTCCCAGGCCAAGAATATAGATTTGCTTTTCGAGATACTTGGGAAACAATCAATGGATCTGGATCCTGGATGATTAACCCGTGGGTGTGGGTGATCGAGTTCAAGGTGCTGGAGGTGCGGGGTGGGTGACGAATTGGCGAGCGAAAATGTGAAGGTGAGCACCTTTAAGTGCGCGAATGGACATGCTCTGGGACAGATCCACGACGTGGAAGGGAAGTCGAAGCGGCTGTTGATCTATTCGCGGGCAATCGATGAGGTAGCAGATCATCCGGAGCAGGTGGAGGTGATTGCGGCTGTGGAGTACGGCTGGGTGGATGTGTTCTGCACGATCTGCGGGTCCAGGCGGACATGGTCGCCGAACCGTGATGCTTATGAGCGGCTGATGAAGCATATCAATAAGCGGAGAGATAACCGTATGATTGAAATTAACAATTCAACTGCGTGATTGAAATTAGAATTAAAGTGCTATAATATAGATGCAGGGCTGCGGTATAGCGGTCCACGACAGAGATTAGCGCCTGTCACAGATTATCTGATCTGTGGCGGGCGCTTTTCGTTTAAACCTAAAGCGCTCACGCGGAGAACGCGGAGGCGCAGAAAAAGGAGAAACAATGCCAGAAAATGCAATCAGGTGCAAATTCAAGTGTGTCGAGGCAACGGAAGTTGCCGATGGGAAAAGAACGTTATTTAATTACAAATTTTTCCCAGTAGTCGAAGGAAGCGAAGAGAATAAAAAATTCTTTGCTTTTACTCCAGCCGGTATATTACAGGTTTCCTCTGTCATCGAGAAATCATTCGACGTGGGGAAAGAATATTACCTGGATATTTCATCGGCAAAAGCGGGCGAATAGCGATTCGCCCCTACCAGAAAACCGCACCCCCATATATGGGGCAGGCGGCGGAGAAAAAAAAGGAGATGTTTATGAAGCGTCAAGTTAAGTCAATTGGAGTAGTGATCAGTGTTTTGTTGATGCTGGCGTTGAGCGCGGTCACTGTTTTTGCGTATTCGCCAGCACATGCGGCTGCCCCTGCAGCTGTCGTTTCGGCAAGCGATACCCAGGATGATGCGCTGCCGATTGTCGAAATGATCCTGGCGTCTGGATCGATCATCTGGCTGGTTACCGGCCTAGTGTCATATATCAAAAAATTAGGTGTAAAAGGCGCCTGGCTGACCGTTTCTGCGATGGTGATCGGGATCATTTTTGGGGTGGCTTATCAATACTTCAAGGCTCCGCTGACTACTTTTGGTGGTTGGTTTTTAGGCGTTTGTTTTGGCCTGGGATTAGGGCTGATCGCCTCAGGAGTCTACGACACATATGGGAATAAGACTCCGGAGGCCACGTCACTTACAACCATCGTTGCCAATACATCTGAAACGGGTACCGCGTCCGCTGAAGATGACGTCGATACCGCTGCGAGTTAATAAATGAGCGATACCGTCAAGACCATCCTTGATTTAGCCGCCGTGATCATCGCCGCACTGGGTGGTCTTGGCGGTTTGGCGGCTTTGCTCATGGTCCGAACTGACCGGAGAAAGAAAGCCTCAGAGATCTTGAAGGAAAAAGCTGAGACAAAAGAGATCGAAGAGAAAACTCCGGCAACAGTGGCGGAAACGGTTGTCGGGGCATCCGGTGAAGCTCTGGACCAATATCAAAAGTTATTCGGCGAGTACCGGGATTATATGGATGGCCGGATCAACGACATGGAAAAAGAGATCGCAGGGTTGAGGGCCATGTTCGCGCGGCGGATCGCCTACCTATTGAACGGGATCCAGATGCTAACCGAACAAATTGTTGGCCTGGGGCATGAACCGTGCTGGTCGCCGAACAAGAGCGAACTCGACCTTCCAGCCGAAGACCCAGAACCAAAAAAAGGAAGCTAACCTATGGCACCAAAACGGGGAGACATCCGCAATTTTTTGTTGACACAGCCGACTCTCTTTGACGTTGAGAAAGATGAGTCTGATGTGACTATCGATCCTGCGGAGGCCGCGCGTAGATCTGAGGTGGCCAAGGTCGCCCTGGATAAGTCTCTACAGGCTCATTCAAAAGAGGTGGTAGACACAGATGGGAAACAGATGCCATGTGTCACCTGGATGGATGAGTATTACACCTTACTTAAAGGCGGCTGGCCGTGGCGAGTGGCGGCTTATATCGCCTGGGCCTCTTCAAAGAAAATTGGAAGATACCCGGAAACGCAGGAAGCACTGGCCACCGAGATGCTCGGATTGACCAGTGATCGGGCTATCAGCACCTGGCGCCGAAAGAATGAGTGCATCGATGAGGCCATCGGCATTATGCAAACCCGGTCCATGTGGGATTACCGGGCGGATGCTTTTGAAGCCATGGGTATCGCGGCTTCAGACCCGACCAAGGACGGCAACCGGGACCGCAAACTTCTCTTCCAGATGACCGGCGACTGGCAGCCCTCCCTGCGCGTGGAGGATGAACGGAAGCCAGGCACCAACGATATGGCGCAGAAATCCGACGCCGAACTGGACCAGATCATTCAGCAGGCCAAAGCGGGCAACTTAGATGAGTAGAAAAGCTATTACCCAGGAAGAGGCAAATGCTAAAGCTGAAAAGGCGATGCGGGAAAAGGCGCGAAGGCACCTGATCCCGTTTATGACCTATATTCACCCCTGGTATGTGCCCGCACGGCATCACGAACTTGTGGCTGAGTACCTCGAACAAGTTTTGCTGTATGTCAAAACGGAAGGGAAAGAAGGTATCGGACGGCTGATCATTCTGGAGCCGCCGCGATACGGGAAAACGGAAGAGGTCTCGAGACACTTTCCGGCTTTCTTTCTCGGGAATCTGCCGGATAAACGGGTAATTGTGACCAGCTACGGCGCAGATCTGGCCGAGGCGGACAGCAAGGCCATCCGGGATTATGTGGTGGATGACCGTTACCAGGCTGTGTTTGGGGCGCGGTCCGTGCTGGAAACTCCGATCGTGTTGAACCCGGATGCCAGCAGTCGGGCAGCGTGGGAGCTCGGGAAACCTTACCGCGGCGGGGTCGTGGCCAGCGGTATCGGCGGCGGCCTGACCGGTTTTGGCGCTCACCTGTTTTTGATCGATGACCCGTTCAAATCCAGAGAAGATGCCGACAGCGAGGCTTACCGCAAGCGGGTGATGACCTGGTACAAGTCTGTGGCTTATCAGCGTCTTGAAAAAGGCGGGGCAATGGTGATCACACACACCCGCTGGCATCCGGAAGACCTGGTCGGTCAGCTTTTGACGGCTATGGCCAGCGATGATCCGTATGCCGATCAATGGACCGTTCTTTTCCTCCCGGCTATGGCGCTTGAACAAGAGCAATACCCCACCACGGACGAACAGTTCCGCGAAAACCTTTTAAAGGGTATCTACATCCCCAAAGGCGGCGACATCCTCGGGAGAGAACCGGGTGAGCCTCTTTATCCGGAAAAATTCGGCAAAGAGGATCTGATGAAAAAGCAGGCCAACACCGACGATACCGAATGGATGTCGCTTGATCAGCAGACTCCTGCCTCTGAAGCCGGGGACATGTTCACTGAAGAGGTGTTCGAGACCATCGAAAAAGAACCGGAAGGAATCCAGTTCTATGGCTACATCGATCTGGCTCTGGGGAAAAGCCAGATGAGCGACTGGAATGCCGTAATGCCCTGCGGGTTGGACGCGAAGACCGGCGACCTGGTATGCAAGGACCTCATCCATGTGCGCGCACTGGATGATTTTCTAGCTCAGGTAAAGACAGCCATGCTGGATGAGGCAAATAAGGGCGTGATCTGGGGAGTGGAAACCGTGGCTTTTCAGTTCGTGGTCTTTCAGGATTTTTTGAAGGACCCGGAACTGGCCAATGTGAGCATTCTGTCCGTGCTGCCGAAAGGTGACAAGGTCACCCGAGCGCGTCCCCTGCAAAGCCGGGCCAGAAACGGGCACGTAAAGTTCGTGAAGGCGCCCTGGAATAAGACTGCCCTGCGGCAGATCGTTGGTTTTCCGCGGGGAAAGCATGACGATATTGTGGATACCATCACCGGGGCCTTACAGATGATCGCCGAGGGCGCACATCCAAAAAAGAAGCTGAAAATGCAAAAGAATCCATTTTACGGAGCAAAATATGCCAGCGTGCGGTGAAATCGATCTGAAGAATTTTGACCAACTGTCTGACCTTGCTAAGGATGAATTAGTCGCCAGGCAGACAGTGCTGAACCGCAACTGGGATTATTACAGGCGGAAGCACAAACAATGGCTGATCAACCCAGAAACCGGAAAGCCTGCGCCCGAAAACGTGACCATCAACCTGGCGCGGAGAGTGGTTAATCAGACCGTGGCCTTTTTATTTGGCCATACCCCGATCATCAGCGCAGGAACTGACGAGATGAAAGAGGTGATCAACGAGATCCTGGACGCGAATAACGAAGATTCCTTCTTCCCGCGGTTGGGCAAGGTCGGGGCAATCACCGGCCATTGTTTCGTGAAGATCGTGCCGGAGGGCGAGGGTGTGCGGTGGATCCTGCTGGACCCGAGGAACATCAGCGTGTTCTGGGCAGGAGACGATGTCTCCAAAGCGCTGGCGTATAAGATCGAATGGAACAGCGGCGAGAACAGCTACCGACAGGACATCATTTATCAGCCGGAGATTGGCAAGTGGCTGATGCGCGACCTGGTGAAGATCAAAAACGGCAACTGGGAGCCCAAAGCGGGAGTCGCTTATAACTGGCAGTTTACATTTGCTCCGATCGTGGACTGGCAGAATTTGTCAGACCCTTCGGGGTTTTATGGCGAGTCGGATCTGATCGCGTTGGACTTGAACGACGCAACCAATTTCACGGCTTCCAACGTCAACAGCATCCTCAAGTACCATGCCAGCCCGCGAACTGTGGCCACCGGCGTAAGCAAAGACCAGATCGAGGAAACCTCGGTCGACGGCCTTTGGAGCACCGAGAATGAAAATGCCAAAGTTTTCAATTTGGAGATGACGAGCGATCTCACTTCTTCCATGGCTTTTCTGGAGTTCGAGCGGGACTCCTTCTACAGCGAAAGCCAGGCGGTGGACCTCTCAAAACTGAAGGACAAGGCCAACGATCTGACTAATTTCGCGCTGCGAGTCATTTTCAACGACGCACTTGAGAAGAACAGCACGAAACAAATGGAATACGGGCGCGGGCTGAAAGACCTGATCTACCGGTCCCTGATCGTGCTGGGGAAGACCGTCAAAGCGAAGGACGTTACCGTCCAGTTCGAAGATCCGCTGCCGCGAAATAGGCAGGAGATCGCTCAGATCGCGCAGATGGGCGTACAGGGCGGATGGCTCTCCAAAGAGAGCGCGTCCCTTGAAACCGGGCATGCGTGGGCAGTCGAGGATGAACGGATCCAGAAAGAAAAAGCGAGCGAGAGCATCGATGTCGGCAACGCAGTGATGGACCTAATCAATAAGACCAACGTCGAGGACCAAGGAGCCACCAGTGCATAGCCGCCATGAGGGCATTGTGATCACCTGGAAGATCGATCTCAACGAAGCGCATTATGTTGAGGTTTTCGTTTGGGACAGCGTCGAGCATTTAAGAGCTGCAAACCAACAGGAAGATATCAACGGCTATTGCAACGGCAATTGGATCAGCAAGCGGGTGAAGGGGAAGCTGATCACCCTGGCCGGGAAGAAATTTGGAGAAATTCACCTGGTGCGGTCCCTGATCGGGGTTGGCATGGTGGCGCATGAGCTGATGCATCTTGTCAATTATTGGACTGACTTCTGCCATTGGACATACTGGGAAAACGACGAAGATATCGCCCAGGTGATGGAAGCCGTTACCCGCGATTTCTGGAATCGGTTTTATGAGGCTTTTCCTGCTGAGGTGAACCATGCCTGATGTGGTGAATGTGATGGAAGAGTTCAACACGGCCTTGTCTGTGCGCGAAAGCCAACAGTGGCTAGAAATGGGCGGGCAATGGAAGAAGGTGCAAGAAACTTTGCAACTGTATATCGGGCGCCTGGCAGATGAGATCGACGCGCGAAGGACAGCGGGAATGGCTGTAAACAGTTCGGCGCTGTATAAGCTGGACCGATATAAAGATCTGCTGAAGCAGGTCAAGGATGAGGCCAGAAGCTACGAAACTTACGCCAGCCGGGTGATCAGCGGCGAGCAGAGCGCATACGGCGAGATCGGCATCGAAGCGGCACAGGCAGGCATCCGGGCAGCCGGATATACGGCGCAATTCAACCGGATCAATACGAGGGCTATCCAGGACATGGTCGGGATCACCGGCGACGGCGGGCCATTGTTTGACCTGCTGAAGAAGCGAGCGCTGGCCCCGGATATGGTGAGCGGATTGACCAACGCCATGATCGAGGCGGTCAGTCTGGGCTACAACCCGGTAGAGACGGCTGGCTTGATGGCAAGAGGGCTGAATCAAGGGCTGAGCAAGGCGTTGACGATCGCGCGGACCGAACAGATCCGGGTGTACCGGCAGGCTAGTTTTGATCAATACGCGGCAAGCGGTGTTGTTGACCAGTGGCAGCGTTTTGCTGCCAAAAGTGAGCGTACCTGCCTGGTGTGCCTGGCGTTGGATGGACAGATCCAGAAGGTGGGGACATTGTTCGCAAGCCACCCGAACTGCCGGTGCTATGTGGTACCGATCATCAGCGGGATGCCGTACAGTCCACGGCAAAGCGGTCAAGACTGGCTGGCGAACAAACCGGCGGAGTTCCAGCAGAAGGTGCTTGGGGGATATTACAACCTGTACAAAAACGGAACGCCGCTGGAAAAAATGGTGAATGTAGTCGAGGATCCAACGTGGGGACCGACCCTTAGGGCAGTCCCGATGAAGGACCTTGTTACAGAGTAGTGGCGAGAGGCCACGATATTTTATTTGCCGAAAGGCGCAAAAGGAGGACGAGATGTCCGTATCAGAAGCGATTATTGAGAACATGGCAAAAGGGTGGAAGATGAACCGTCGAGAGGGCGGGCATCCAGATCCTACCCCAACGCCAACGCCGGACCCAAAACCGGCACCGACCCCGACGCCAGCTGAGCCTAAGAGCTGGCAGGAGTATTTTGACGCGCAACCGGAACCGATCAAGAAACTCTATACCGAGCACCACACCAATTTGCAAAATTCTATCAAAACGACTCGAGACGAGCGCGATGGGATCAAAAAGCAATTGGAAGATCTGTTGCCTAAGGCGGAAAAGGGAAGTGAGCTGGAGAAGAAGCTCACCAAAGCCATCGAAGACTTGGATACAGAAACGAAGAAATCCAATTTCTTCGAGAGCGGTGTCAAGTCGGAGATCGGCTGCACCAACCTCTCCCTGGCGTTCATGCTGGCAAAAACCAAGAATTTGTGGAAGTCGGACGGATCTCCGGACTGGGAAGCGATCAAAAAGGAGTTCCCGGAAGGATTCACGAATCCTGCAGCTCAGGCAAACCCGACTACACCTACCACCCCGCTCAGCCCGGCCAACCCGGCTGGGGCTAATTCACTCACGAAGGAGAGCATTGAAAAGATGTCTCCGGAGGAGATCAACAAAAACTGGGACGCTGTTCAGGTTTTCCTGAAGGCCAACAGTAAAAAATAGTTTTTCCCGTAAGGACGGGAAATAAGGAGAAAAAATGTCTATCGATAATTTCATCCCCGCAATTTGGTCCGCTCGTTTACTGGCCAACCTGAACAACGAGCATGTTTTTGCTGACCTGTGCAACCGCGACTATGAAGGCGACATCAAACAGGCTGGCGATACCGTCAAGATCAACAGTATTGGCCATGTCACCATCGGAAATTACACCAAGAACGCGAATCTGCCCGATCCAGAGGAATTGCAGGATTCTCAAACCAACTTGACGATCGATATCTCCAAGAGTTTCAACTTTCAGGTGGATGACATCGACAAAGCCCAGGGGAAACCGGATGCTATGGACGCCGCCATGCAGGACGCAGGCTGGGGATTGGCTGATGTGATCGATCAAATCATGGCCGGGAACCATGTAAGCGTACCTGCAGCTAATAAGATCGGTGCAGACGGTGCAAATGCAAAATTTGGTCTTGTAATGACCGCCGGGTCCTCGCTCTATGACTACCTAGTAGATCTGGGAGTCATCCTCGATCAAAACAACACGCCAAAGTCAAATCGTTGGGTTGTTCTGCCCCCGTGGGCACACGGCCAACTGCAAAAGGACAGCCGGTTCGTTGCGGCCACCCAACAGGGGAATGATATCTTGCAGAACGGCATCATTGGTCGAGCTGCTGGATTCGATATCCGGGAAAGCAATAACGTGACCAACGATGGTCAGACCGTACCAACCTACCGAATCCTGGCCGGATGGAAAGGCGCCGTCTCTTATGCTGAGCAATTGGTCGAGACTGTGGCCTATCGCCCGGAGAAACGCTTCGCGGATGCGGTCAAAGGTTTGTTGCTGGCCGGGCAGAAGGTGACACGTCCAAAGAATTTGGCGTGCCTGTACGTGAAGAACGCGGCAAGCTAATGTGAACGGGGCGTATTGCAATACGCCCCTACCCCTATCCCGCTCGCAAAGAGCTCTCGGGGATGCAAAGACCGCAACCCTCACCCTAACCCTCTCCCACATGGTTGGAGAGGGAACAGTAAAAGGAGATTTATATGGCAAATGCAACAAGTATCACTCTCAATGATGTCGCTGAAAATACAGCGTTGGCACAGCCGACAGGCGATGTGCTGGATACCGGGACCGATGCGGTTACCCTGCCGATGACTCCGGCAGCGGATACCCACCGGATCCTGGTGGAGGTGACGAATACGGCTGCCGCGGCGGATACGATGACCGTGGCTGTGCTGGGCGGTGATAATCCACCGGCGTCACAGGGAGAACGCGGGGATCTGTCGTTCACTGTGGCGCAGAATGCCGTGAAGTATCTTGTGCTTGAGTCTGCCCGGTTCATGCAATCGGACGGGAAGATCAATATCAAGATCACCCCGGCAAGCACAAAGACGCAGACCGCGAAGATCCGGGCGTATCGGCTGCCGAAATAAGAGCGCAACCCTCACCCTGCCCTCTCCCATTTTGATGGGAGAGGGTTACTGGAAAGGAAAATAAATGGCTGTAAGAAGTACGATGGCTGAGTTGATCACTGAAATGCGCTTGATGGTCCATGACCCGAGCGGAGATACGGCGTTGTTTTCTGATCAGGAAATTCAGGACGCGCTGGATCAAAACGCTTACCAGTCGGAGTATGAGCAGATGGTTCCGATCTCGAAGGTGGCGCCGGGTGGGGTGACTGTGTATAAGAAGTTCGTGGCACAGCACGCATACTGGGAGAGCGATGTCGAGCTGGTCAGCGGCGATTATGCTGTGCTCACTCCTACCTCCAGCGATCTGAAAAGCGGTACCTGGTTATTTGAGTCCAGTCAGAACCTGCCGGTGTTGATCTACGGCGTGTGGTATGACATGCACGGTACTGCCGGGGAATTGTGGGGGCTGAAGGCCGGGAAGTGCGCGGAACAGTTCGACAGCGGGATCAACGGCGACAGCTACGCCCTGCATCAAAAGTATGACCAGGCAATCGCAGAATCTAAACGGCACCGCATCTACTCCCAAAAGGGATGCGGGGTGACTCACCTGAGGCGGTCCGATGTTGCAAGTTAGAGATCTCGATATGATTCGATGCGAAGCCGAATTGACTCTCACCGAACAAGGCGAGATCTGGCGGCCAAAAGAGACCGAAACAGAGTTTGGCGGTACGGATCAAACTCTGATCAAAGTGGCCGATGTGCCTGTGCGGATCGATTCAGTAAGCAGCAACCCGGAAGAGCGGATCATCGCTGAAAAGATCACCGATTCGACCCCTTATGTGGTTGTTTATCCGATACGGTACCTGGTGATGGCTGGAAATGTGATCAAAGTTGGAACCCGGTCTTTCACAGTGGTTGGAACTGCAAATCGACGAACAAACAGCGTCCTTTACAGAGCGGTTTGCAAGGAGATCCTGTAATGTGCCCTCTGGATGTCGTTACCAACAATCTGCCCGAAATTGCGGCAATGCTGAAAAGCGGGAATGCCGCGGTGACGCTGAAAACAGCGGAATGGATCACAGGCGAGGCGAAGCGAGAAATGGGAGAGGAAAAAAACGGCATCGAATATATCCGGGGCGAGAAAACGCATGTCGCATCTGCACCTGGTGAAGCTCCGGCAATCGATACCGGAAACCTTGTCAATTCTCTCCAGGCTGAGCAGGTGGAAGAGATCAATGCAGTCGCCTATACGGATGCAGAGTACGCGGTACCTCTCGAATTTGGCAGCACAAAGATGGAAAGCCGTCCTTTCTTCACTCCGGCAGCATTCCGGGCGGGAGAGGCCGCATTCAATTATCTGAAAGAGATGGTCGCAAGTATGCGGCAAAGGTTTGGTGACAATGGCCAGTAATCTATTAGCGGCTGAGCGTTTCTTCCGGACAAAATTGAGCACGCTTACAGCGTTGACCTCCATTGTTGGGACAAGGATCTATTCAGAAACCGCTCCTAGAGGTGCACATTACCCAGTGGCAGTCTTCCGCTGGCAGGGAGGCAGGGACGCGGCTGTGGTCAAAGGATCGTCGCTGTTTTTGGATGAGCTGTATGCCGTCAAAATGGTGTGCACCGGGAACGACTACGGGCCGATTGAGGACGCGGCTGAGGCCATCCACGAAGCGCTGGAAGGGGCAAGCGGGAGCGTGGAAGGCGGGAAAGTCGTCTACTGCAATCGGGAGCAACCTCTCAAATACACGGAAACCGTCGACGGCGTGACCTATCGCCATCTGGGCGGGATTTATCGAATCTACTCACAAAAGGAGTAAAAAATGTCTGAAATTATTTCGGCAACTAAACGCGCACAGCTCGGGTATGAAGCCACTCCCGGGACCGCGGCAACCGTCAAGACAAAACTGAATGCCATAAGCCTCTCCCTGGCGCCGAACCCGGAACTCTCCTCTATCAAACCCAGCGGCAGCCGGTATCCGACCGGTTCTTATGTCAAACGGGAATGGGGCAAGATGTCCCTTTCCGGAATGCTGGATTACAACGAAATCGCCTACATTCTGGAGAGCGCCCATAAAAAGGTAACCGCATCCGGAACTGGTGCCGCAAAGACACGGGCAATCGTGCCCTCTACAGCGGCACAGGACACCCATGCTACCTACACCGTCGAGCTTGGCGATACTGACAAAGCGATCCGCGGCACTTACGGTGTGATAACACAGTATAAACTGGCATTTTCGCGTACAGCGGATGGATCAATCAGCGGAAGCGGCATCACCAAAGCGATCGAGGATGGAATCACCTACACCGCCAGCGGCGTCAGCGCTCCGAAACAGGCTTTGATCCTGCCGGATCACTGGTCAATTTACCTGGAGGACGCATACGCAGATCTGCTCACCGGAGACGAGCTGGACCGGGTATTCTCGGCATCCATCGAAAGCCCTGAAATGGTGGGGAACATCTGGCCGCTGAAACGAAGCTCCAACAGCTTTGACGGTTTGATCGATAAGAGCCTGGATAACTTCCTCTTCCGCCTGACAATGGCCTACGATACCGTTGGATCCGCTCTGCTGGCGGCAATGCGCGCCCAAAACGGGATCAAATACTTGATGGTCGAAGCCAAGGGCGAAGAGATCGAGACCGGCGTCAATTACCTGCTGCGCTACCGGGCACCAGTTTCCGTCAAAGGCATGGGCGAGTTGAAAGACAGCGACGGCATCTGGGGATGCGAGTGGCAATTGCAGGCTGTGGATGACGGCACCAACAAGCTGACCATCGACTTGATCAACGAATTGGCCACAATCGCATAGGAGAGCAAATGGCGATCAAACTGCAATCCCTCAAGAATATGCTGCGCACAGTCACCGTTATTTACGACGGTGACAGGTGTGCCGTGACCTATCGAGTTGGGCTCTATACCCCGGCATACGCCGACGCTCTCAACTATAAGGCGTCTCTCAAGAATTTCATGGCCGGGCAGATCTGCGACCTGGTAGAGCACTGGGAGCTGGTCGATGGCGAGGGCAAAGAGATCCCGCCCACACCGGAACTGGTTGAAACGCTGCCACAGCAGTTTTTGAATGCGGTGATGGATGCGATCCGGGATGATATCCGGCTGCCAAAATCAGCAAAAAACTCTTAACGCGGTGGCTGCAAAGCAAGGGAAATTATGATGAGCAACCACCGCCGGACCTGTTGGATGAATGGAGCCTGTATATGCAGGCGCGGTCTATCGGGAAAACCCTGTGGGATGTGTGGAACGTGCCGAAATATCTGTTGAACCGGCAGCAGGAATTTGACGAGGTTTATGACCTGGTAGCCCGCCATCAGGCGGAAGAAGCGGCAAGGGAAGAGGCTGAAAAAGCGGCCAGAAAGAGAGGCACCCGTGGCAATTGAGGCGGCAAAACTACAGGTAAAAGTTGAGTCGAACGCCCTGACCGTCTCAGGCGAAGTGGAACAGCTTGGACAAAAGGTGAAGGGCGCCGGAGAAACCGGAAGCCAGGGACTTGGGACTCTGACCAAAGGTTTCAACGCATTACAAAGCCAGGTGCTGCCAGCCGCCGCGATCGTGACCGGATTTGCCGCGACTGTGAAAAAAACTTATGAGTTTGGCGAGGAAGGCGCGCAGATCGAGCAGCTAAAGGAATCTGCCAGCGCCCTAGCCGAATCCATGGGAAGCAGCCTGGATGATATCGTTGACGCGGTCGATGAAGCGGTCAATCACACGATCGATCAGGCAAGCATTGTGAAGAGCGCGGCAACCGCAATGCTGTTGGGAGTGAGCGCGGATGCTGATCAACTGGCCAACCTGGCAGAAATCGCTGCCGCACGTGCACGGGATGTGGGAGAAACGACCAGCCAGGCATTTGACGATATTGTGCGTGGTATCGGACGGCAAAGTCCATTGATCCTGGATAACCTGGGCATTGTAGTTGATGCCGACAGTGCCTATCGGACTTATGCGGCTTCTGTTGGAAAAAGTTCGGACGCTCTCACCGAAAACGAAAAGAAACAAGCCCTCTTGAATGATGTGCTAGATGCCGGGAATAAACTATTGGCGGATACAGGTGGATTGACTGTCACCAATGCTACAAAATACGAACAGGCATCGGCAAGGATCACTGATGCAATGGATAAGGTCAAAGAAAAGATCGCACCATTCTGGGCGGACGTGGCTGAGGGCCTGGCTGGAGTTATGGGTTACCGGGATGAAATTGCTGACATGAATCAGGAATTTACCGGTTCCGCGATCAAGTCCGGAGATAGTTATGACGCGTACATCACAAAAGCACTTTCCTCTGAAGAGAAATATTCTTCTTTGGCCGGGTCATTGCTGAAAGAGTGGAACGAGCTGCAAAAGGCGAAAGCCGATGGCACTACCTGGAGCAGCGACGCTACATTTGCAAGCGAATACCTGGATAAAAACCTATCGAAATTGGGGTTGATGACAGAACAGACCTATCTGGCCAAAGCCGCAAGCGACAGTTGGGTGACAAGCTGGCAGAAAAACAACGCGGCAGTTACTGATCTAGCTACATCAGTCACGCGGGTCGATTCTGTGACGAAAGCTGGGCTCCAGGGTGAGCTGAAAAGCATCTACGAGGATTATCAAGCGCAGATGGAAGACCTGCAGTCCACCCAGGAGAACCTGGCTGGATCTGTAGATTACTTCGCAGCGCAGTATGAATCCGCGCCCGCGAAGATCGAAGAACTGACCGCCGCGCTGGCAGATAATAAACAAGCGCAGATGGATTGCGGGCATACCAGTGGGATCTTGGTGACCAAACAGCAGGAATTAGAAACAGAGTTGACCAAATGGAATAATGTGCTGAAGGATGGAAAGGGGAATATCGAAGCCTACAATGAAAAGCTTTCCGACAGCAAGAAAAAGCAAGATGATCTGAAGGCGGCCACTGAAGAGGCTGTCAGGCAGATGCTCTTCCAGCAGTTGAGCGCGGGGTTGACGGGCGAAGCCTATTACACATTGGCAGAAAAAATGGGTCTGATCGATGAGGATAGCTATAACGCGGCTTTGTCTGCCCAGGCTTTGAAAGACCAGTATGACAAGGGCACAATCTCTGCCGGGGAATATGCTACAAAGGCGGATGAACTGGCCACGGCAATCGCGGAACTGAAATCGAAGAGCATCACGATCACCGTGACCACGATCAACCGGACAATCTCGGAAAATGAGACTGCTGCCCATTCTCTCACTTTGCCTACAGGACAAGTAGTCGACTTGGGCCAATATACCAATACGGCGCATGATGCCAACGGTTATGACGGTGTCGTGCCTGCCGGGAACAGCAATGATGATTATTTCTTCAGCGCGTTTGTAAAGAGCGGAGAGCGGATCCAGATCACACCGCCAGGACAAAAACCAATGATCAATAACAACAACGGCGGGGATACCTACAATTTGTATTTTGAGGAAGTCGGAGCAACTGCGGCGGACATTGAGCGGACGTTACGCCAGAGCAGGAGGCGCGGATGAGCTGGATCACGATCACAAATATCAATGGGGATGTGCTAGATCTGGATGACCGTGTTTCTCTGACGCTGGAGAGCGACGCTAAAGGCACGGTCATGTCCCCTTTTGACATCTCCACCGAAAACCTGACTGAAGATCTAACACGATTCCAGACGGTGCGAGCCGGAAAGCGAACGGTTGAGGTGCCACTGCTGATCAAAGCGGCGACCCCGGCAGCGATGGAAGCGGAAATCGACACGATCGTAAGCCTCCTCAACCCGAAGCACGGGGACCTGACCTTGACGGTGACCAGGGAAGACGGCGGACAGCGGTATTTGAAATGCCGTTACCTGAGTGGGCTCGAAGGAGATTACGGCGAGGACGCTTACGGCGTCAACTGGCAGCGGTTCACTCTCAACCTCCAGGCTACCGATCCGTACTGGTACGCGTCAACCCCGACCACAAAGACGTATGTTTGCGAGCCTGCCGGAAGGTTTTTCCCGGCAGAAAGCGACACATCCGGCACATTTTTTCCGATGCATTTATCTGCGAGCGCTGTGGTTGTGACAGAGACAATCGAAAACGATGGCGATGGCAACGCCTGGCCAATCTGGACCATAACGGGCCCAGGGAGTGAACTGGTAATGCGGAATGAGTATGCCGGGTATAACCAGGAACTTGAAAAATGGGAAACGATCCGCAAGACTCTCTCTTTGAATGTTGATCTCAATGAGGGAGATGTGATCAAAATCGATACCCGCCCTGGGCGTAAAACTATCATTTTGAATAATGAGACTGATCTCTTCGCGAAGATCTCAGAGACTTCGGCGCTGTGGCCTTTAGTGGAGGGAGATAACTATATCCAAATAGAGCTCAATGAGACAGAGAGTGATGTCTCAAGTATTTCTCTTGATTACACAAAAAACTATCTGAAGGCCTAGCATGGATACATACGAACTGTTTTATCGAAATGAAGCCGGAGAGGCTGATGGCCAGATCATCGCATTTGAAAAGTTGGTGCTCAAGCCGAACTATAACGCTGTGGGAAGCTGGACGCTGACGGCGCCCGTTGCGGTGCTGAGACAATTGGTCTGGAAAGGCGGCCTGATCGTCAAGCGGAATGGAAAAATCTTTTTCTCCGGGAATGTCAATCGGTTCTACCGCAAACGCGACCTGACGACAAGCCCGATCACAAACACCCTGGAATGCACCGGGGAAGATGATCATGGATATTTGTTGGACCGCCTGGCATTACCCGTACCAGGTGGCCCTCCGTACACCGGGGCTGAATTTGACGTGCGAAGCGGGTGCTTTGAAACCGTAGCCAAGGAATATGTTTCCTACAATCTGGGACCGGACGCGAATCTAGACCGTCAAATCGAAGGGCTGACCATCGAAGAGGACTATGCCAGGGGCGGCGAAGTAAGCGGATCAGCTAGATTTGATCTGCTCGACAATCTGCTGGAGTCATTGGCCATCAATGCCGGAGGCATCGGGTACAGGATCGTCAACAAAGTCTTCCAGGTATACGAAATTGGAGACAAAACGAAGTCAATCATCCTGTCGGAGGACCTTGGGAACCTGAGCGCGTTTGAATACACCTTGCAACGGCCAAAAACCAATTATGTCTATCTGGGCGGATCTGGCGACGGTACCGCACGGATCATCCAGGAGGGTTTGGACAGCGCATCCATTATTGACTTTGGCAGAATTGAGTCGTTTACAGACAATTCCAGTCTCTCAGACAGCGGGGAAATGGATACCAAGATCAACGAGGTCCTTGAAAAGAAGGGAGCAACCCTCTCCCTAAAGTTAACGCCGATCTCGCTGCCAAACATGAACCCGATCGATGATTATTGGCTGGGGGATACGATCACGGCCATCATCGACGGTGAGGTTGTGCAAAGCAAGATCACCTCAGCTGAGATTAATGTCACCCGGACAAAAGTAACGGTCCAGCCGATACTGGGAGGTCTGGAGCCTGACGCGTTTTCCGCTATGTACGCGGATATCCGGGATGTGAATGGGCGAGTGAGCTCGCTGGAAAGGAATTAGATGTCAACAACCAAACAGTTTTATCCGTTTGACTCCGGCGCTGGCGCCGGTGTGCGCACCGCTCAGTGGTCCAAGATGTTCCGGCAGGTATTCGCGGATGGAGTGGTGAAGGACTATTTGAATAGCCTCCTGGTGTACGCGGATTCCACCGGAATGCAGGTGAAGGTGAAATCCGGCGCCGGATTGATCGCCGGTCATTATTATGAGAACACAGCGGAAGAGATTGTTGCCATCAATTCTGCGAATGCCAGCCTGCCCAGGTATGATCTGGTAGTGCTGCAGGTCGATTGGAGCCTATCGGATAATCAGATCTCGGTCACGACTGTGCGGGGTACCGCAGCATCGAGCCCTAGCATCCCTACGGTGACCCAGACTGCAAACATCTGGCAAATCTTGCTGGCTGTTGTATATGTTGGGGCAGGGGTGACTACGATCGCGGCAGCAAATGTAACCGATCTGCGCACAATGGTAGGGCCGGACTCATCCGGAGATCAAACAGCAATCTCAACGGATGAAGCCTGGCTTGACCTGACGACTTCTTACCAAAAATTGCTTGATGCGCCATCTACCGGTGTGCGGGCTGTCGATCATATTTCCTTTGAAAATGAGGACAGCTCAGTCACAGCCATGTTCTATTTCAAGATCCAGCGGAATGGAGTGGATTACTGGGAATTTTCAAAATCGTTGGGGCCAAATGATTCTTTCAGTCTGGACGATCTGCCGATCCGCCTGCAAACCACAGACAGTATCTGGGCAAAGACTAGCGTCTCAGTTACTACCGGTCGAGCTTGTGCCGGGTATCATGCCGGATCCGGCGGAATGGCATTGCTGAATTTCACCGGCACCACATTTATGAGTGTTTTGACCGCGCCGACTGGAGTGAAGTATGCCATTCTCGGCCAAATTTACGCGAACACTTACACGTCAAGCGATCCGATCGTTACACAAGTCATCGATGGCGCAAGCGCGGTAAAAAGATCGCGGAAAAAGACACTGGGACCGGCAATGAGCTGGTTTAGCTCACTAAAACTCGTTCTCAACCCCGGATATGCGCTGCAGGTAAAACATAGTACTGCAGGTTATACCGGATGCGCTTTAGTCGGATACCAGGAGGTGGCCTAATGATTGCGCAAAATATGGTGTCTTTCCCAGGGACATTCGGCTTTGGCAATAACGCCCTGCGTGATAAATTCAACTGGATGGACCCGGTAAAAAAGAAGTTGAGTGATCTCGCCAAAAGGATCTCAGCCGTTTACACCTCAAATATCGATTCCTCAATCAATTACCAAAAGGTAGGAGAGTTCACGATCGCACCCTCTGGGGTTTTCAAAGAAAATTTCTGGAATTTCAATGGGACAGGGACGTCGATATCCGTAACAATCGCACCTCAGACAGTAACTAATAGTTTTATCGTTGCTTGCGTTATTTTGGATACCAGTTCTAGTTCTGGCGGAATCACTGTGCCACAGTTAAACAGCATCGCAATGACTAGCTATGTCCAAACAACCACTGCAAACAGCCCACGTGTGCTGATCGCTGGTATTGCGAATGCGGCATCCGGGAGCCAGGTATTCACGGCAACTTTGCCATATTCAAGTACATGGAGGGTAGGGATCTTCCAATTCTCCGGAGTAAACCTGACAAGCCCTGTCGTAAATACCGCATCTGCCAGCATAACTAGCACGACCAATAATGTAACCGTTACATCTGTCCCTTATGGGATGCTGGTAGATTGCGGCGGTGGAAATTTGACCCCGACACCAACTGGTGGGCAGACGGTGGATTACGCGAACTGCTGCGGTCACCTTCCCACTACAACTACATCCTACACTGGCGGATATTCTTATAGCTCATCGATTGTCAACACGATCGGGGCAATTACGCTCAATCCGGCATAAGGAGGAAGCCATGGGATACAACGACAACAAACCTAGTGGTTGCGATACCGCAGATTGTAATGGTGCCGTAAATTTGACAAAGGCCGGGGCACCGGTGCCAGCGTTTTGGATGGCAAGAGCCGGGATTGCCTCGTGCTGGAAAGACAGCGAATATCTGAACACGCGGCGCCAGGCAGACAAGCTGGGGATTCCGTTTATTGCCTACCATGTTCCTCATCCGGGGGAACCAATTGCTCAGCAGGTGAAGGATTTTTTGGAATGGGCTGGATCTGGCTGTTTTGGGTATTGCGGGGATTTTGAAGTTGACCCGCATTCGGTAGGTATTTCCAAAGTGGCGGTAGATTCAAGGGATTACACTCTGGCTTTGCTGGATGCCGGGAAGTATGTGGTCAATTATTCCAGTCCGTTTTGGATAAAAGAGTATTTTACCAACTGGGGGAAATCTAGCCCCGCCTGGCTGAATCAGTGCGATTGGATCATTGCCCAATATCTATCAAACGGCCTTGAACATCCGGGCCCGGTGGAGATCCCGGCGGGGATCGATCCCAGCCATGTGTGGGGGCATCAAAGCTGGAATAAGATGCCGAACGTGTACGGGTCTGTATTTGACAGCAAATATCTAGACCGGGACCGCTATCTGTTGAGCAAGGATCTGCCAGGCGCGACAGTTGTTGACGATGAGCCGGAGACAGTGCCAGATACGACCACTGCATACGCGACGCTGACAGTCGTGCCAAATGGCCTGCATATCCGTAAGGAACCGTGCCGGGAATCGGATGACCTGGGGATGTTGTTGCAGTACGCCCAGATCAAAGTGACTGAGGCAGTGCTCGAGGGCGACAACATCTGGTGGAAACGCCTCGAGGGCGGATATTGCGCCCAACGGTATGATGGCTGGACGTATCTCAAGTAGGAGGGATTATGAAATTCGCAGAGGGATGCAGGAATTCTTGCTTGATCATTTTCCTTTTATGGCTGTTCATCCTTTTAGCGGCCACCCTCGTGGTAGTCGCCTTCAATAGGTAAATGAGAACCTCCAGCTGATAAGGCTGGAGGTTTTTACTTTAAAGGAGAAACGATATTTTTTATTTCATCGATGCGGTGATCAGATCGCGGATGACCTCACTCATGCCTTTATCGGGCTGGGATTTTAGCCAGGTGATCATCTCTTCCGGCAGGAGGATGGCGACTTGCTTCATCGGCTGGTCGTAGAGCATCGGTCGTCCGGAGGTTGCCTCTTCAACGATTGTGTCAAAGGCGGTCTCATAATCCACTTCATGTTCCTGGAGCGATTCGTAGAGTTCTTTGGCTTCCTCTTCAGCAAGCGCGGTTATGGTGTCGCGTTCATTCTCCCACTGGGTGAGATTGACCTGGAAAAAGGCGCCGCCGCGGGTCTTGTACAAAAATGTGTTGCGGCCGTGACGTTCAAAATTATGGCCATCCCAGTAATTATCTGAGGCCAGGAGTGTAGCTGTGGCCACGTTGTAGCGTTTCCCGTTGATAACTGCGTTCATTTTGGCTGAGGGTTTCATGTTGTTTCCTTTCTCCCGGTCTTTGTCCCGGCCGGGAGGGAATATTTGTTAGCGGATCGTGAATTTCTTTACTTCTTCGGTTCCCATGTAGCTTGTGCCGTCGCCGTCAATCAGGACCTTGTTGATGCATACTGTCCAGCCGGACCCGAAATTTGAGCGGGCGAAAGTCTCCATACTGCGGATGGAGGTGGTGCGGGGTAAACCTTGTGAAGCGCCTTGCTTGTTGATTACGTAACCGTCATATAAGTTTTTCATTTCGTTTCTCCTTTAGATTTGTTTGTGTGTTTCTCACTTACAAATAATATTATATAACATATATATATAATTGTCAATAACATATATATATTAGTATGAAACTCTAATGTAATGTTCTATTGAATGTTCTATTTATAGTACAATATGAATATGCTTATCGGAAAATCGAAAACATCGAGTATACAGATCAGTTATGCCTATAATCCACGTATCCCGGAGCAGTTTGTACTGACGATTATCCATGACAAAGGAACCGGGTTCGCACGTCCGATGATGAGCGAGGAGGAGTGTATTCAGGAGGCAGAGCGGATCTGTGGAAAAGTGGAGTGGGTGAGAACATAAAAGACCAGGGGCTACCTGGTCTTTTCTATTGGATCGTTGAATGCAATTTCGTATAGTTTTTTATGCGTACGATCTGGCGCCCCCGGGGAGGCTCGAACTCCCAACCTACTGATTCGAAGAACCGTCCTGTGGAGTCCATGCCGTATATGTGGGGGAATAGAGTATGTGAAATAGCATATATGGGGGTAAAAAACGTCCAGGAAGTCCATTTTTGGCACTAAATCTACACGTTTTGCACGTTTTTTGCACGTTTTTTGGGTAACTCACAAAAATTTCGCAGCAATCCCGTTCTTCTCGAATTTGCACAGGTGCGGCCAAACCTTATGAAGGAGGTCGCAAATGTCGATCCAATCAACACGAGCAAGGGAAAAGCTCGTACTTTCAATCCATTTCACCCTTTATCCAGGGGTGGATGACAAATTCATACGTTTTATCCAAACAACACCCCGGCGTAGTTTAGCCAGGCGGGTGTGCGAAGCTATGGATGCGTATCTCAGCATGGGACACCCGAACGCTCCAGAAAAGCGGTCGGTGGAGGTGAACCATGAGTGAGTCATTATTCTTTGGCGAGGATCTTGGCGCTGGCGCGAACAAGCTCTACGGCGACCACGGCGGGATACAGCTTCAAGCTGTCGTCGCTGTCGATACCGGTCAACAGGTCAGCCAGCTACTGGGGTTCCGCAATCGCAAACCACCCATGAAGGTCGGGGTCGGCGGCATGAATTTCTATGTTGGCCCGGGTGCTCATGATTGGGGACGGCCGATTGAAAACCTGGACTATGAACGCATGACCGGCGTTCCAGAAACCCGTGCGATTGTATATGGCATTCTCAGCCGTTACATAAACCAATTCAGGATGATCGCTACACCGATAAATTTGATTGTTGGTCTTCCCCTAGAGGTTTTATCCGGGGACCAGGCTGCTGCCAATGCCGAGAACGTCAAGCGGTGGTTGGTGGGGGAACACGAATGGGAAGCTGACGGGCAGCATTGCGCGATTCAAATTAGCGAAGTGAAAGTAACCAGCCAACCCTCCGGCGCCCTCTTCGATTATCTGCTAGATGATGAGGGACAGTTTATCCCGCAAAGGCGGGCTCATTTCAACCAGGAGATGGGGATCATCTCGATTGGTTTCAATACGCTGGAACTCCTGACGGTCAACGACCGAACGGTGGTGCAAGCCATGACCGCTGGCCGAACACTCGGAGTACGCCGGCTGCTGGAATTGCTCAATGGAGACAACCTGCATACCCTGGGTGAGCTGGATACCAAATTACGGTCAGCTAAGTTGGAAGTGCGGCAGGCGATTCCCGTTTGGGCACGCGAGGTTACCGGCCAGATTGAAAAGACCTGGGGACCACGCTGGCGTCGTTTCTCGCAGCTCATCATTGTGGGTGGGGGAGCCATTCTCCTGCGTGAACTATTAGTGGAACGATTCAGTGGCAGAGTGCACATTCCTGATGATCCGGTGATCTCGATCAGCCGGGGATTGTATAAGTTGGCCAAGCAACAGGCCAATCGGAGTAAAGCATGAGTCCAAAGAATGATCGTGATGATAGTGCACTTGCAATATCTGTGCATATTCACCTCCGTTTGAGACCTGGGGAAGATGATGACCTGATCAAATTCTTCAATCGGGCAGGGTATATGTGTAAAGCGCGTGCGGTCAAAGCGGCCTTGCGAATGGGTGGGCTTCCGACCGACGACTCCTTCTTTATTGCTGAAGAGGACGGGGCTGAAGACGCGCTCAATGATCTGGTGATCTAGGACTCAAGGAACCGAGTGTAGATTTTTCACACTCGGTTCCAACCCACCAACAAAAGGAAACAAAA